TCACCGACACCCTCAAAGAATCAGCCATCAAGTTTCTTGTTGCAACGGACTGTCTCCGTGTGATGATAGACACTATCCCCTCATATGTCCCCGAGAACGAGCAGAGACAGCAGGACATCAGGATTAGAGCGCAATTGGCGAGGTTTGAGCAACGTGCTGACGAAGCACTTGCCGCTATCGCTGAAGCCGCCGGTTCTGCCTTTGCCGTTGCTTCGACAACGTCAAGGCAGACGGTGTGATGCTTAATGGCTACCTACACTTGGACACCTACGGGCGCACCGGCCTTTGCTTCAAACTCTGCGAATTGGACTCCTGTTGGTGTTCCAACAACGAATGACGACGTTATCATTATTCCCGGCGCAGGTATTTGCAAGTGGGACCTTACCGCAATCAACGGCATTCTTGTGGACACCGGAGGAGAAATTGAGTTTGGACACGTTGCTTCTCTCACCATCAACAATCTAAGGGTAGTGAATGAAAATAGCATCACAACCACAGGTGCAACAACTCTGCAATTTAGCGGAATCGCACCACACAGCACCGCAAAGGGTGGAGCGTTCATTCTTTTTGAGTGTGCAGACCCATACGGTGCTTCAAGCGACAGAGCAAACCTGACCTTCGAGTTTGATATTGCAACTCAAACCATCGCTTTCCCCGGCGGCATTTATCCGCATTTGGATTTCACTACGGGAACAGGTTCGGTGCTTACGGACTACATCGCTCCTACGGGAGACGCGCCGACGGGTGTGTCGTTCCTGAGCCTCACAACCGCCGTCAATTTCGCATCCCAGACCCCGACGACCAACGACCGTAGCCACACATGGACGTCTGATGGGACTACCGCGCAGTTTGATTGCACGGCAGATACCTTCGATGGAGGCTACGCAACGTGGACCTTCCAAGGCTATTCGGCTTCTGACTTCACCGTCCCCACAGACGGTGCTTACGCAAGCACCGACTTTACCTTTCACAAGATGCGAATTGCAGCCAGCGTAGGTAGCGGTGCGCGAGCCAAGATTCCCGGCGGTGCGATTCTTATTCTTGATTCCCTGACGGTGGATAGTGGGGCCATCCTCCTCGGCGACGACACGCTCGGCTCTGCGATTCACCTGATTGGTCGTCCAAACATCAAGGGTTCGTGGTCCTTCCACCCAATCGCCGACGGCATTTATCATCATAAATCAAACTACACGCTCGGTGTAGCACACGGAGGCACAGGTCTTCAGAGCCTTGCCGCAGGCCGCATCCCATTCGGCAACGATGGTCTGACGATGACCTCTGACGCTGCTTTATCTTGGGACGTTGCAGCAAGTGAATTGACCGTTGATGGAAAACTTACGGTGACGGGCCTCATTGACCCAACAGGTATGGTGTTCACACCGCAGGCCGTAAATCCCGAAGCGACGAATCCATTAGACACCATTTGGATTAACAGCGAAGACGGGCATCTGTATAGAGGCGAGCGAAATGTGGAGTCCACCGTTCACTTCAATGTTCGCAACGACGAAGGCGCAACAATCCCTGTCGGCGCACCGCTTTACTCAAAGGGTGAAATCGGCGGAAGCAACAGAATTAAGGTCGGTATCGCTGACGCAAGCGACCCAAACAAAATGCCCGCAATCGGCCTTGCTATGGAGGAAATGAACACCACTTCCACACAGGACGGCAACATGATTCTCACAGGTATTCTCAATGAGAATATCACGATTACAGGCGTTGTTGAACAGGACATCATTTACGTTGCGCCTCACGGTGGAAGCGCACCATACCTCACAATCACCCGTCCGACAAGTTCTTCGCACCTCGTTCAGAACATAGGCGTTTGTGTGCGCCAAGCCTCGGCCAATGTATCACAGGGTATGAAGGTAGCCGCTATTGGAAGAACGAACGATAGTCCCAACTGCTCATTTCTCATGGTGAACACAGAATCCACTCACCCACAAGCCCGAAGGCTTGTTGCTGGAACAAACATTACACTTACAGACGGTGGGGCGGGTGGCGACCTTACTATCGCCGCAAGCGGTGGCGGTGGCGGCTCAGGAACCGTGACGAGCGTGGCTGCTACGGTCCCCACAGGCTTCACAATTAGCGGCTCCCCCATCACCACGTCGGGAACTCTCGCGCTTGCCTACGACACCGGCTATTCCCTGCCTACGACGGCCAAGCAGGGCCAATGGGACACCGCCTATGGTTGGGGCGACCACGCGGGTCTGTATGAGGCTGCGGGGGCCGTAGCCACCCACGAAGCCACCTTCAACCACGCAGCCTTCCTGACGGCTGAAACCGACCCTGTTGTTGGTGCGGTATCGGGTATCGTGAAGGCTGATGGCGCAGGCAACATCAGCGCAGCAACTCCCGGTGCTGATTACGTCGCAACCGAAACCGACCCCGTGTTTTCAGGTTCAGCCGCAGCCTCCATCACCAACGCAGGGACAGGCGACATTCAGGCTCTTGAGCAACCCCTCTATTTCAACGCCGCCGTCAATGCCGACACGACGACCGCCTACCCCGCAAAGACGTGGAACAAGGTCACGGATTGGACGGTAAACAACAACCGCACCCTTACGCTTTCCTCAAACACGTTCACCGCGCCCTCGACGGGGATTTACGAAATGTCTGTTGCGCTCGGTTTCATCACCGGCTCATCGTCCCCCTATGCGGCAACCGGAGGCCACGATTACCAAATGGCCCTCGCCATTTACGTCAATGGCTCAGAATATCGTCGCTTCAGGAAGACTGACCGTGATGGCTATTCGGGTCGCTCAGTCCAATTGCACGGACTGTTCAATTTGAACTCATCAGACACCGTGGAAATCTATTTCTTTTTGAGAAACGACGACAACACCGGAGCAACGGGCAACGTGGATTTGAGGCGCACGTCTGCGGAGTTCTGTTGGTGGACTGTCCGAAGGGTGGGTGATGCCTGATGCCGAACATGGTCGAAGCAATTGAAGCCAACGTCACTTTCGATTTGGCCGATTACCCCGTCGTCATTTGGGTTGAAGGCGTTTATCACTACCGCCCCGACGCATGGCCTTCTGAACATGGACCTGCGCCATCACTTGAAACTGTGGAGGGATGGATGAATGCGTGACCCTTGGCTTGACCTTTACATTTCGGATATTCTTGATAGACAGGTTTACAGAAACGGCATCAAATTGTTTAATTGGCGGTGGTGGAAGCGATGATGACGGGAAGAGGAAAGATTGTGTACCAACCGCCTGAAAAGGCATACACCAACGTAAACATTGAAGAAACAACCCACGGCTACCGTCTGTATAGACCGGGCGAAAGCAGGCCGTTCACCGTGATTCCCCATTCCGCCGTGAAGGTCATTGAGTTCAAGGAGGCATAAAGATGGACTACGAATTGATTCCTGTTTACCTGCTCGCCGCTGCCTTTGTTGCCGAAAAGGCTCTCATTCTGTATCGCCGCGTCATGGCCGACGGCAAGGTGACGTTGGATGAAGTGATGGAAATCGTCGAAGAAGCGGAAGAAGCCGTCGAGGCCGTCAAGGAGATGGTCGAGGATGGCGAATGAAGCAGACCCCGTTCTCATCCATCGGGTCGAAACGCTTGAGCGGCGCACCGACCGCCACGGTGAAATGCTCGACAATCTGACGAATGCCGTCGGTCAAATCAACGCCAAGCATGAGCGGCTTCAGACTACGCTTGACGATGTTCAGCGCATCATGCGAGAAAACCAAACAACGCTTATCAAATGGTTGGTCGGCATCGTCAGCGCCTCCTTTACAGGAACAATGCTTATTGGAGGTATCTGAATGGCTTCAACGTATTGCGACGAAACCGATGTTGGCTCTCGGCTTGGTCTTGATTCGGCGCAGCGCACCCGTGCCGAAAACCGAATCACGTCTTGCATTCGTCGTGCAACCATCGAAATAGACCAAATGTTTAGGGACTATGGGCGCGACGCACCAAGCGACCACATCGCTGAGTCCACGCTTAACGGAGCGATTAGTGCGGGTGCAACAAGCATTGTGCTTACTGATGCTTCGGGCTTTTCCACCGCAGGTAATGGAAACATTGTTGGTGATTCTTTTGCTTGGACAGGAAAAACAAGCAACACGCTAAGTGGGGTTACAGGAGTAACTTTCGACCACGCCAACAGTTCAAAGGTTCAAGAAGGGGAGTTCGCTCATGTTCTCAAAGAAATTTGCGCTGACCTTGCAGCAGCAATTTATATGGAAGACGAGGGGTTGTTTCAAGGCAACGAAACGTCCAAGACGAGAGGCGAAATCGTGCGAGGTAGGGCCATGTCTTCCCTGCGCCGCCTTGCTCATCTTGGGAGCGTGGATTGATGAGAACCGTTCCACTTTCAAGAGGAACTTCGCAATTGGGCGGTGCTTCGCTACGAATTGATTCGTCAGAATATGACGCTATGATTCACGACATTGAACACAAATTGCCGAGCATTATTGCGAAAGCGTTGTCCAAAATTTTGTCGGAAGCCCAATTTGAAACACGGGCCTACATCGAACAAAAAGGAAGGTCGGGTCACGTTCCAAGTGCAGCCGAAAGAGTCGCAGAATTGTTTGAACGCAAAGATGTGTTCGTAAAAGGCAATCAAATTTTGAGCGGTATGGCCGCATTAAGAGCGTTAGCCTCTCCCGACGACGACGGCAACCAATTCGATTTTTCGCTTGCTTTACAGGAAGGTATGCGAGCGCAAAACGTGTTGTTTAGGTCGCCCGGTGCTGCGGAAAAGGGTCGTCAATTTGGTCGTCGGGGAAGCAAAACTCCTTGGACTCAGAAAAACCCCGGCTCTTACTATCACTTTGGATTTCCAACACTTCGCTACATCGAATATGCGATAGGCATCGTTGAACGAAGGATTGAAAAACGAATCGGCAATGCAATAGAACGGGAATTCGGTCCCGGCTCCTACTACGGACGGTGAAAAAATGGCGATTGCGAAGACGACTCAATTTTGGACAAGTCGCCTTAATGGCGATGACCCAACCGCCCCGTCCGTAACCCGCAATAATACCGCCTTTACGGCCACAGGAAGCGGCGCTTCTGCTTCCGGGGGTGATTGGGTAGTCACAGACGCTCGATACGCTCAGACGGCCTCCACGAGCGGAAATACGCTACTTGCGTGTATTTCCTACACATCAACCCCCGACGTGGACGAAGTGCTGATGGCGATTGATAACGGAACCTACCGTGTGGAAGTCAAAGCAAATGGCGAACAAGTAAAATTGGTAGGAACCACAACTGCAAACTCAAAGGCTCTTGATATTAGCATGGCTGAAACCAACCCCGTTCCTTTGGTGTTGCGTTTGACCCTCGACGCTTCGGGCACCGCTCGCCTTTACATGCGCGAAATCATTGAGGACGACGATGCTCAGGTGCATTACCTGTCGGTTACAGGAGCCTCTTCGTCTTCAAATGAAATTGCTTGGGGTAACAACACCGGCACAGTCAAGTGGTCTTCGGTGTATGCGACTACGCACGGTGCGTTTGGTCCCGACGAACTCGCACCTTCGGACTTCGCAACAGACACGCTTATTCGCATGGCCTTGTCCATTGTTCAAACCATCAAAGACTCAAACCGCATGTACCTAAAAACCCACCTCGATAATTCGCAAATCCGCTATGGATTCGATGTGTCGTCAGAAATGATTTCTCGCACTCCGGCCCCGATTGTGAACGTTATGCTGCGCGGCATTGATTCGCCAACATTCGCCTCTCTTGGTGGTGGAGAGGTGGACCAATCCTACGAGGTGCTGATTTACGTTATCACGCGAGGCACGAACTACGAAAACGCCTTCCGCACCGGCCTTAACATCATCGGTGAAATCTTCGATGAGGTTTACACCACCACAGGACTCAAGGGAACAACAGATTCCTTGAACGAATACTCGTTGGAATTGGACCACAAGATGAACAACGAACACTTGACCTGCGTTCACCTTTTGACGCTGACTTATGACCGGCGCATCAACATGAGGCGCAGGTGAACCCTTAAACGACAGGTAATCCGTCACAAACAATAGAGGCGATTACGCATGACTGATTTCGACAACCGGTTCGTTGCTCTCAAAAAGGAATCGTCATATGGAACCCCCTCCGGTTCCTACGTTTTTGGCGAGGTGGATGATGAGTCCATTCGCCACACCTTTGACCTTTTGACTCGCGAGGACATGAGCCGGTACGGCTCCGCAAAGTCCGTGACCGGCAAGGAATTTTCCGAAGGTAGCGTCAACATGGCGATGATTGGCGACAATTTCATGGGCAACATTTTGATGGGCATTATGGGAACCGACACCGTGGGCTCCATTGCCGACGGCCTTTACCCACACACGTTTACCGAGGCAGGCACCCTTGCTTCCTACACGTTCCTCGTGGGCCGAGAGGACAAGGAACACCTTTACAAAGGCTGCGTCATTGATTCCCTTTCCGTTAGCGCCGCCTTGAACGAATACGCAAGTGTTTCTTTCAACCTGATGGGGAAGTCCGAAGACATTGCTTCCCTCGCTGCCGTGGGAACGACTTCGCCAACGTTTGCCGACAACTTGGATGCGCTTTACTTCAGCAACGCCAAGGTTTTCTTCAACAACAACGGCACTACTACTGCGTTTACTGGACAGGCTCTCCCAGCTAACACTGAGTTCAGCGACGGATTCTTCCGTGACATGATCCAGAAGCTTGACGACAACAACGTACCAATGGAAGATCGTGTACTTGTTATCCCACCTTCTGCGCGTAACTCAATCATGGGTATCGACCGCTACGTGTCTTCTGACTTCGTATCTGGTCAAGGCGTCCAGTCTGGCCTTATTGGTAACTTGTACGGTGTAGACGTTTACGTTTCTAATAACTGTGCAACTATCGCTTCAGGCAAGCGCGCTGCTCTTCTGTTCCACCGTGACGCTATCGTCCTTGCAGAGCAGATGTCTGTACGTTCACAAACCCAGTACAAGCAGGAGTACCTCTCAACTCTGTACACTGCTGACTGCCTGTACGGTGTCCAAGCATACCGTCCAGAAGCTGGTTTCATCCTAGCAGTTCCTGCTTAATGAATCTTCGGGGTCAGCAATGGCCCCTTTCCCTTTCTGGTTTTAGATTAGGCAAGAGGAAACTTAGCCATGACTAACTACACAAAGACAACTGACTTTGCAGCCAAGGATTCCCTGCCATCTGGTGACTCAGGTAAGATCATTCGTGGCTCAGAGTTTGAAACAGAATTCGATAATATCGCAACAGCGGTAAACTCTAAGTCAGACGCAAATAACCCCACATTCACAGGCACCGTTACTATTGACGGGCTTACTGTCAACGGCAATACAATTCTGGGCAACGCCGCTACAGACACTGTTACCGTTACGGCAGACATTGCTTCTAACCTTATCCCTTCTGCTGACGACACCTACAACTTGGGCGCAGTCGGCGCAGAATGGAATGACCTGTACGTAGACGGTGTTGCTTACATTGACACCATTGATGGTTTTGCTACTACAGGCAACGTTACTTTTGGCGACAACGACAAAGCTATTTTTGGTGCTGGCTCTGACTTACAGATTTTCCATGATGGGTCTAATAGTTATATTTCAGATTCCGGTACGGGCGATCTTCAAATAAAAGGCACAAACCTATATTTGAAAGGCTCTAATAACGAAACATTTATGTACGCCGTAGAAAACGGCCCTGTACGTCTTTATCACGATAATTCTCAAAAACTGATTACAACCACCACAGGCATCGACGTAACCGGCACAGTGAACGCTGGAGATGAGTATAGGTTAAGTAACTTTTCGTTTTCGCGTATAGCCCAAAAAGATGGCGGCGGTGGTTTTGCTGGTGGTTATAACTTTAAATTAGATGGTTCAAATCCAGAGCACGACTCAACTGGAACGCTTGCAGGCTACCACTACACATCAGGCGGTCAAATTCGCTTGTACGCTAGTCCTTCTTCTGCGGCTAATACATCAGCAACTGAACGCGTACGTATTGAAAACGATGGCGACATCAGCTTCTACGAAGACACTGGTACGACTGCGAAGTTGTTCTGGGATGCGAGTTTAGAAAGTCTTGGAATAGGAACAACCTCTCTTACTCCTACGGATGGCGCAAATATTGTGTTAAGCTCTTCAACCAGCTCGAGGCTTCTTCTTGATAATACAGGAGCAAGTGGACGCAAGTACGCTATCACTTCTGATACGAGCGGTAATCTAGGTTTTTATGATTATGATGCTTCTGCTTTTCGCATTCTTGTTGATAGCTCTGGTGACGTGGGTATTGGTACTAGCACGCCTAATATTGCAAACTTTACTAAAGCTCTTACAATCCTTGATTCTGCGGCGTCCGATCAAGTACCTGCTATTGAATTAGCTTTTGGCTCAAACACTCGCGGCGCAAACATAGCGGTAGATAATAGAACTTCAGTAAAGGCGTTAGCAATTACTGCTGTGGCTAGTGATTTGTCGATGACGTTCGGCACCAACAACACAGAACGCATGCGCATCGACTCTAGTGGGAATGTCCAGCAAGCTACCTCAGTAAATGGTGACCTTTACCATCATATTTACAATGCCAATACAGGAACTAGTACTGAAGCAACTCTATACATATCAAATGGCCCAGCAGTAAGCTCAGGGTTATTCGCAGGGACAACTGGTACAGCTTTTACAACCGTAGGTGGATTTGTTCAAGACGGCGCACATATAGGCGCTGGGTCTGCTTCAGCAGGCGGGTTGTCAATTATGACGCGTGCTAATGCGCCAATTCGTTTCTACACTAATGGTCATACAAATGAACGCATGCGTCTAGATGAAAGCGGCAACTTGTTGGTTGGAATGACTAACGATACTCCCGGTTTAGGAGACACAGATACTGGAGCGTCTTTTAGAGCAGACGGTGCTTCATTTGTTTCAAGAACCTTGTCAGATACTTCTGGCTCAACTTTTTATGTCAACCGTAATACTAATGATGGAAATTTAATTCAGTTCCAAAAAGACGGCTCAGTAGTCGGTAGTATTGGTGCAAATGGTGGCAGACCTTATTTTGCATCAGGTGGTTGCGGCGTCAAATTAGGCGGCTCAGATTTTACTCCTGTAACATCTGCAGGTGCTACGTCAGATAATGTTGTAAATCTAGGTTCGGCAACAGCACGCTTCAAAGACCTTTACCTGTCAGGCTTTATCAATGCTGGTAATGACATTCGCATGAAGCAAACGAATCCACGAATTGATTATGACAACGGTAGCAGTGGTTCATTAAGGTTTTTTTCCACATCAGCAAACACAGAACGCATGCGAATCACCTCAGGCGGTGACTTGTTGGTTGGTTTAACTTCATCTGATTATTTAGCGGCTGATGACGGAATTCAATTAAATGCAAACGGTACTGCTAGATTTGGAGGATCAGGCACAAGCGCGAGAAATTTACTTTCTTTTGTAAACGGAACAGATGGTACACCCGCTGAAGTAGGCTTTATTCAAACAAACGGATCTGCAACTTCTTACAGCACCTCCTCAGACCAACGCCTCAAAGAAAACATCGTAGACGCACCTTCTGCTTCTGACGACATTGACGCTATTCAGGTACGTTCGTTTGACTGGAAGGCTGACGGGTCACACCAGAAGTACGGCATGGTTGCTCAGGAACTACAAAGCGTAGCACCAGAGGCTGTCAGTGGAGACGCTGACTCAGAAGACATGATGGGCGTAGACTACTCAAAGCTAGTGCCTATGCTTGTAAAAGAAATTCAATCACTACGTGCCAGAGTGGCACAACTTGAAGGAGCTAACTAATGGCTACATGGACTATAGCTAACCTTGAGCGTAACGTGGCAGACGGCGGTGTAACCGTAGCACACTGGCGTGTTACTGAATCTGAAACTGTTGGTACTGGCGACGACGCTGTTACCTACACTGCATCATCATACGGCACTGTAGGCTTTACACCTGACCCTGATGCTGATGACTTTGTTGCTTACGACAGCCTGACAGAGGCTACTGTATTGGGCTGGGTACACGCAGAGGTAGACCAGAGTGCTACTGAAGCGGCACTGACAGCTAACATCGAAGCACAGAAGAATCCTGTGTCTGCTGATGGTATGCCTTGGTAAAAACTTTAGTACTCTACTTAGTACTAGAAGGAGGTACTTCAGCATACGTAGGCAAACGAGTCGTTTACCACACAGTATGTGAATACAAAGAACTCTACACAGAATCAGATAAGCGGTATCGGTGGTATGTCCAGGGAATTTATGACTGCCCACCGTATGTGAGATTTAAAGATGATTGATCCGGTAACTGCCATCGCTGGAGCAACTAAAGCCTTTACGATGGTGAAGGCAATGGTAGAAGTCGGAAAGTCTGCTGAAGATACAATGATGCAGATAGGCACATGGTACGGTCATGCTTCAGACATACTGTATGCCGAGAAGAAAGCTAAAAACGTAAATCCCTTTAAAAGGGTGGTGTTTAGCAGAAGCGTAGAAGCAGAGGCCGTTAAGGCGTTTGCGGCTAAGAAGAAGATGGAGGCTCAACAGAAAGAGCTATTTGCCATCATCGGAATGGCCTACGGTAAACAAGGGTTGCTTGAGTTTAGAGATATCCGCAAGCAAATTATTAAAGAGCGACAGGACACAGTGTATCGCCAAGAAGAATTGCGAGAACAGTTATTAGCAGGATTTTTAAGTTTAGTAGCTATCGCAATTGTTATTGGCACAGCAGTATTTATAGCGAGTGGTTAAATGACACCAGCAGAAGAGGCATTAAAGCGTATCGACATACATCAGGCAGAGTGTGAGATCCTTCGTAAGTCTATTGATGATCGGCTAGACCGTATCGAAAAAAGACTAGACGATGGCGGCTTACAGTTCAAAAGACTTGAGCGCATGATTCTTGCTAATAGTTTGTTGATCGTGGGTGTGCTTAAAGGTGCGGAGTACCTTGCATGATTGATGCATTGATTGGCCCAGTAACGGGTCTCCTTGATAAGTTCATTGAGGACAAAGATCAAAAGGCTAAGTTGGCACATGAGTTGTCAACAATGGCTGAACGACACGCTCAAGAACTGTCCAAGGCTCAACTAGAGATCAATAAAGTAGAAGCGGCACATAAGTCGCTTTTTGTTTCTGGATGGAGACCAGCAGTAGGTTGGTGCTGTGTGTTAGGTATGACAGGCAATTTCATGGTCATACCCTTTACTAACTTTGTTCTGGCTCTCTTAAACATCGAAGTCATCATCCCTCTAATTGACTTAGAGACTATGATGCCGGTCTTAATGGGAATGCTTGGCCTTGGGGCAATGCGTTCGTATGAAAAGACCAAAGGCGTGTCGAGGGAAAAATAAATGGCTAAACGACCAAGAAGAGGAATGCTGACAGGATCTAAAGCTGATGTAATTACTGATCCTGAACAAATTGAAAATATTTTTAATCCTCCACAGTACGCTGTTGGTCCGGGGTTTGATGATCAAAATATTTTTAAAGAGCCTACAACAACAAGGATAAGACGAGGTTCTGACGATGACACTAGAACAATTGAATACGATGCAATTTTTAATGAAATGTATCGAGTTCGAGATACTGAAGGCGGTGCTGGCGGCAGAGCTAGAGCTACGCTCCAGGATTATATTGCCGCTATTCGTAACGCTATAGGAAGAGAGCTAACAGAAGAAGAACAAGCAGAAGCTCAACGACGTTATAACCA